CCCGATTGTATTTAGACTCTTCGCCTCGGAAGTTTCGAAAAATAATTCTTGCGTTTTCAATAATGATATTGGGTACATTTTTGTAAGCCATGATATACTTCTCCTTTTCTTTAATTAAATGGTATTTCCTCATCAGCGTCTTCTGGAATGTTCATAAAATCCTCAAGCTTAGGTTTGGGAATATAAGGATCATCGGATATGAACCATTCAAAGTCACCATATTTGGATATGGTTTCCACTGCATCGTCTACAAGCTTGTCATAATAAGAACGATCAACGGAATCCTCTTTAGAGAGTTCCTTTACCATCTCAGACTCTAACCACCGATAGCCCTTTGACCCAGTGGCAGCATAATATCGTCCGTCCTTTTCTCTCATGAGCAATCCGCCACCAGCCCCCGATTTAATCAAGAGATTTCCCTCCAGCCTGACTATTCCAAGCCTTGTCGATGGCATTTAATTCCCTTTCTTCCTCGGTTGTAAGCCGCGGAAGTTTCTCATTCATATCCAAATATAAAGCGCTGCTTACCGACTTGGTTTCACACACATCTTCAAAGGCAATTTCTTCGCCGCTGAAAAGTTTCTTGAAGACATACGGAATCTGGAACTGAGTTCCTGTGGCTGTCCATTTTCCGTCTTTATACTTGGCGATATAGACGGCGTCATTTACAAGGCACATCCGGTCGTATGTAGCCTCATGCTCAAAGGTGTAACCATATCGCTTTCCGTAATCCATAACAAACTGGATAATCTCCGGTGTCGCATCAGGAATCTTGATAGAGTCCGTCTTAATGTGAGCAACAGTAAAGCCCCGTTCCTGTACCTCGTGTTTAAGGTTAATCATGAACAGAGCTCCTCGTTTGGCTACAATATTATCTTTGTTTCTCGGATCACGGAACGGATTCTCGAAATTAGCAGAAGTTAGACCATATACCGAGTTGATTGCCGTCTTCAAAGCATTCGCTAAATCCTTTGCTGTCATCTCTCCGTCAATGACCTTCTGGATATATGGTGTCAACTTCCCATCCAGCATATGATTGACTTCGTCCCAAGCTTCGTGTTTGATGCTGACTCGTCCTTCCACAATGTCACGGAAGGCTCTCGTAAATTTCACACCGAACAGAACTTCTGCAATTGCACTATGAGGATGCATAGAGGAAATATCCAGCAATGCCACATTTCCGTACATACCAGGTTCTGCATAGACATAACCGCCTTCTCCAACTTCTTCTCCTCGATATGTCGATTTTCCATTCTCATACTTGTATCCAGGAAAATATGGTAAGAGACTTCCTTCATCGCCATGCGTTTGCGCCATCATTTCGGGACACGCTTCGGCCAAGAAGGAATAGGTTTCTTCATCAAGGTGATGCACTGGCTCTGCCAGATTTCGGTAATTGAACTGATCCTGTGGTTTCCGCTCGTTTCCAAATATAATCTTCTGGGTAAGCGTATTGGTCGTATCATTCACTGTCATTCCAGCCAAATCCGCCAGAATCTGTCGAGCTGTCCAATCAGCTTTCAGATAATGGAATGCCGCTTCGGTTGCAATTACATCGTTATCACAATACTCGGCAACTTTCGTCCACATTTCTTCTGGAACCGGTTGATCCCAAGGAAGCCCAAGCTCCTGATGATGGATTCCCATCTCAATTTCCAGCTTCTTCAAGCTCTTTTTATTTCCGGCAGATGCAAAGTCATACACATCCGTATAGGAAACATTGTAGGCTTCTCCAAAGAAACAATTCGGACTTCCACTGATAATTTTTTGTGAGAGGTTATAAAGCTGCTCGTTTGTATAACCCATGAGTCTTGCATACAGAATATGATTATCATATCGCCGACAGTTAAACCCGACCAACCGGAATCGCATCAATTCCTCAATCTCCGTTGGAGTCGGGTTAATCATACGCACCACAGGCTTTCCTTCGCCCTCGATTTTCCAGTTTACAAGGAACAGATTTGGAAATACCTCAATATCGTAAAATACCAACTTTGCTTCTTCGTTTCTCCCCGCTGTGGAAGGGTCTGCTGATTTAAACTGCATCTTATTAACCAGCTTGATACAGTATTCGGCCTGATGCGTACTATTCGCAGCAAATGCTAAAACCGCATTCCGCATGTCCGTCACGTCATAACTCAAATCGCTGGAATATGCGTCCTCCAGTATTTTGTAGATAAAGTCGATACTGGGCTTAGTACCCGGATGGATTTCTTTATTCAGATTTCTCTTGATTAGTGTTCTAAGCCCTTTCTCGCTTTTAATCGCTTCAAAATTTACCATTTTATCTTCTCCTTTCATCGGTAAACCAGAGCTAATCGTTGCGATGGGCAAATCATTACACTTTGTAAGTTTTCTTCGTAATGAGCTTTTACCCGTATAAATATAATGAAGATGAACCCCCTTTCCGCTTTTACTTAGCTCTGCATAAGTCGCCGGCCACTTGCTTGCTTCTTCTACATTCCGTTCGAAGGATTTGTTCCCTTCCTTATCTGGAATATCAAAATCAATTACAATGTGGTTTTCCGGGACTTTAACATAGTGGATTTTAGAAGTATCCAAATCAGACAGCTTCGTTTTTACCTTGTCCCATTTCATAGAAGGTGTTTCTTTGTCCGTTGCATATTGTGCTGGACAATCGGAACACACTTTATCAAAAACGGACTTGACCGTATCAAATTGTAATGATGACGGTTTTTCCTCTTGCTTTTCCACAATCGTTTCCTCTTCGAATTTTTCAGTCCGGAATCCGATATAATAGCTTCTCACTCTTGAACCGTCTTCCATATTGAATCGCTCTTTGTAGTCATGGAAATAGTTCTTCAGTTCTTCTTTAAAAATTCTCTGAGAAAACGGATAGCCTACTTTTGCTTCATCACAATAGGTCTTATACATTTCCCAGGCAGCCTTTAAGGTTGTACCGTTTTCCCGTTTGAATACATGGTAGGAATCGATAATGAAATTATAGAAATCATTAGATGCTCCCAGCATTGCGATGGGGATATAGTCATCATATAGACCAGGATTGTTTAGATAGATTTCCTGACAGTGATATGCAATCGCTCCCAGTTCGAATTCAATCTGCTTCATAATCGCTTTGTATTCTCTCGGATTCAGTTTATTTCCCGAAGGAGATACGTCAATCAGCCGTCGAATCAAGCCAGATTTTGCATCTGTGATCTTAACTGGCTTGTTGGTACCCATGAACAAAAAGCATTTGAATCGGTTGGAGTAAGTCGATTTGAACTTCTCATTTACGGTCATCAGCTCATGGGACACCAAGCTGTTTAACCT